GCGACGGGCTCGAGGAACGCGAACGGGTAGCGCGTTGCGGCGCTGGTGTTCACGTTGTTGATCGGGTTGGGCAGCGCCCAGCCGAGCCGGATCACTACGCGCATGATCGTCGAGTCCTGCTGCATCGCGTTGAACACGACCACGCCGGAGTCATCGGAGATGACGCCTTGCGTGAACACTTCCGCCGTGAGCTCCTGACGGATCGAGTAGACCAACTGCGACCAGTCGCCGGAGATGAGGAACGTCCGCGACGGGTCCATCGCGCCGTTCTTCGGGAACTGCACGGGCTCCCCGTCGAGCTCGTACGTCGCGCGCTGACCGACGCCGGTCAGCGACGGGAGGAACAGCGGGCGGTTCTGCGAGTCGACGAGACCGCGCATACGGGCCTTGAACCCGGGCGACGCGACGTGACCAGTCACGTCGTAGCCGTCGCGCTCGATCCGGTCCATGACCCCGTTGATGCCGTACAGGTCTTGGTACAGGTTGGCGTTCGTGCCGAGCGCGACCTCGTGCCCGGCGGCCTCGGCGGCCTCGACGATGCACTCCGGCCACGCGGTCGGCGCGTTGATGCCGTAGAGAACGGCCCGGTCGAACGCCACGCCGATCGCCTGCTCGACGAGGGGCTGCACCTCGGACCAGATGTCGTAGTCGGCATCGTCGAGGATCGCGTTCGGGACCGGCACGAGAACGGCGAGCTCCTCGGCGTTCACGAACACGTTGTCCCACGACACGGTGGTCGTCTGCTTCCGGCCGGTGTCGCCGGTGACGAAGTAGGCCTGCGGGAGCGACGAGAGCACGGGGAGCCGGGTCTGGCGGCGGCTCATGTTCGGGAGGCGGCGGCCGTACTGCATCACGACCGAGGTGCCGGAGATGTTCTGGATGATCTCGCGTTGCACCTCCTCGGGGATCAGAGCCTGTGCGCCGGAGCGGGAAAGTACGTCGTTGTAGGGCATGAGAGGGAACCTCCGGGGTTAGGCCCGTCCGGCTGCTCGTCGGATCGAGTCGTTCACTGATGTGCTCGCCGGAGGTTTCTTGCTTCCACCCGGGAGGGGCTTCGGCCGTTCGTCTGCGGCGAGGTGCGGTTTCATTTTCACGAGACGGTCGATCGCTGCGGCGACGGCCTTCGGATCGGGTTCTCCGTCTCGGTCGAGCAGACCCTCGGCGAGCCCGTTTGCTCGGAGCAGAGGCTCCGCGTCGGCCGGGTCGGCGAGCTTTCCCGTAGCGGTCGAGCGGATCTCGGCGGAGAGGAGCCGGTCGGAGAGCTCGGTTCGGGCGGCCGTTCGGCCTTCCTCGCGTGCTGCTTCGATCGCTTTCTCGGTCTCGGTCTGCGTGGCCTTGCGGAGTTTCTCGGCCTCGGCCCTTGCGGCCTTGGCTTCCTTCTCCCATCTGCGGGCCTGCTCTTTCCAGTCGCCGGGCTCCGGCTTCTGGTCGGGCTGCTTGTCCGGATCTTCGCCATTCGGCTCGGTCTCCGGTTCGGTACTCGGGTCGCCGGACATTCGTCCTCCGTGGCGTCGTGGGGCCGGTGCCGTTCGGCGGAGCCCCGTTCGTCGGAGAGCATACGCACACGGAGCGGGCGTCGGTGGTGAATCCCTACAGAATCTCACTCACGGTGGCGCCGGCCTTCACGGAGCGTCAAGATTGCGGACGGCGTCGATCATCTTGTCGACGTCGAGCTCGTCGTCGTCGGGGAGCGCGTCGTGCACCGGCGTCCCCGATTCGCGCTGTCGGCGGAGCGTCGGATAGGCGCGGGCCTGCCAGTCGGCGAGAGCGTCGATCGACGGGCGGGCGTTACCACGGGATCCGGGCATAGTCGGCGACCTCCTGTCCGGCCTTGTGTGCGGTGTCGATCACGCGAGCATAGAGGTTCTCGAACTCGAGCCCGGGTTCGTCGAGGTACTCCGGCACGAGCTCGCGGTAACGCTGTCGGTCGGCGTCGGAGCCGCGTCCGTTTGCGAACTCGAACTCGAGCTCGCGGACGTCGGCCTCCCACGACTGGAACGACATTCGCCACGGGGCGGGCCCGAGCTCGGGCGTGAGCGCGTCGCCTAGGTACTGCTCGGCGTCGAGCCGGAGGAGCTCGCGTTCGACGGAGGCGACGTGCCCGGCGGCCTCGAGCGGATCGTCGAACAGACGATTCACGTCGTAGCCCTGCGCCGAGGCGCGTGGCACGATCGCGTTCGGGTCGATCGCGTCGGAGTAGGCGGCCGGGCTCGGGATTCGGCCTCGGCGGAGCGCTCCGGCGGCCTCGGCCTGTCGGGTGAGATCGAGCCAATGTTCTATCGCGTCGTCGGTCTGCGCGTCGGCGAACCGGACGTCGGCGAACCCGATTCGCTGCGCGATGAGATCGGGCCCGTCGGATGCGCTGTCGGAGTACCACACCCGGGATAGCCGGGCCTTCTCTCGGTCGTCGAGTCCCTTGAGCCAGTCGTACTCACCACCGGGTGACGTGCCCGGCCGTTTGACCTTGGTGGATCCGTAGCGGTCGAGCGTGGCGAGTGCGTCGCGTTGCACGAGCGCGGCCTCTTCGCGGACGGCGGCGCGAACGTCGTTTACCCGGGACCGGGACGAGAGCACCTCCTCGGGGGAGACCCCGTAGCGGTCGGCGACGGCGATCACGTCGGGGCTGTCGACGGTGAGAGCCTTCGCGGCGCGGCGTTCCTCGGCGACCCGGGCGGCCTTCGCGGCTTTCTTCGCGTCGGCGTCGGAGATCGCCGGAGCGGTCGGCCGTTCCGGTGCGTCGGCGAGCTCGGTCGTCCGGTGGCTCCGGTTCGTGACGACCCGACCGAGCTCTCCGTGTTCGACGAGCTCGAGCTCGACCGGATCCCCGGCGACGACCCTCTCGTTCCCGTCGGCGTCGAGCTCGATCGCGCGTTGCCGGACCCGGCCGTCGGCGTCGACGATGTAGGGCGCGTTCTGGTCGTAATACTTTTTCGATCCGGACTGTTTCCCGGCCGTGCGGAGATCGTCGAGCAAGCGCTGATTTATGACGCGGCCGGGGTCGGACGTGCCGACGATCTCGGCGATATCGCAGTCGCACGCGGGGTGGATCGGGTGTAGGTCGGCGCGCCGGTAGCGCTGCGTCGACGCGGTCGCGCACAACGCACACGAGACCCCGGTCAGGACGCGGCGGTAGCCGACGACCCACGGGCGTTGTGGCGCGGTATCGGCGATCGCTTGCCGGTTCGCGAGAGACACGTCGGTGACGGCGGTCTGACGAGCTCGGGCGAGACCGGACCTCATGGCGTCGTCGTAGCTCGCCCCGTTCGCGATCATGCGGCGCGCCTGGTACACGGAGCGCTTGTAGACCTCGGCGGGGGAGCGGCCTCCCCGGATCTGCGGCGGCGACGCGACGAGATCGGCGGCGAACCCGAGCACGAGATCCGTCGCGGTCTGGTAGGCGACGGCGGCGATCGACGTTTCGAGCAACGCGCCTTCGAGGATCGACTCGACCGCGCCGAGGAACCGGGACGTCGAGAGATCGTCGAGCGGCCGATGTGTCTGCCACGCCGCGCCCACGAGATCGGCGGTCGACTGTTGGAGCGCGAGATATTGCCGGTGGTGGGCGCGTGAGAGCCGGACGAGCTCGGCCTCGTCGGCCACGGGCTACGCCTGCTCGAGCTCGGCGGCGGCGGCCTCCGGCTGTCGGAGCGACGTCGGAACCGCGCCCGTGAACTCGACGCCTTCGAGCCCGACGAGGCGGGCGGCGGCGTCCGGCGCGACCCCGGACCGGATCAAAACTCCCATCGCGTCCGCCTTGGCTTTCGTCTCGGCGGCCGTGTTCCCGGTGGTCGACGTGCTCGAGCTCGGGTCGGCGGAGATCCCGGCGGCGAGCTCGACGATCGCGGCCTGAGCGCGCATCCCGGGGAACCGGCGGACCTGCGCCGGGGTGTAGCCGACCTCCTCCCATAGCTGCGGCTCGGGGACGTTCAACGCCTTCTTCTTCACGACCGCGTCGACGTGCTCGGACTCGGAGCGGGTCTCGGCGTCGGCCCACACGGTCTCCATGCTCTGCGCCCCGGCGAGGGTGTCGATCTTGGCGACCTTCCCGGCGAGGCGCATTACTTCTTCCCACGCGGCCCCGTAGTGTTTCTGTCTGGTCTTGACCTTCTTCACGAGCCCGGTCTCGGCGGACTTGAGCGACTCGCCGGAGAGCCGGTCGGCGGACGTCGAGAGGTAGTGCGGCGGCGTCTTGCTGATCTTCGCGATATGCCCGACGACGAGCTCGATCACGGTGGCGAACTGCCCGAGATCGGCGGTCGCGAACTCGCCGAACTTGGCGTCGACGGACTCCGACCACCACACCCGGCCCGGGCCGGAGCGGAACGTCGGCGGGATCGTCGCGCCGGTCTCTTGGTCGACGTCGGGTTCGTAGCCGGTGAGATGGCGTTGCGGGAACGCGCCGAACTCTGACGCGACCATCATGTCCGCGAACAGCTTGTTCACGGCGTCCTGCAACGGGATCACGGGGGCG